ACTGCACATTATCGCAAGCAAAACTACCGGAACGGCTGAAAAGAATATCATTCAGCAGGACAACGGCTTGCTTGATTTGCACAGCACGGCGCAGTATTTCGGCAACGGCGACAAGGACAACAAACTGCCGCATATCAAGTTCGAGGGCAAGATTATTTACGTCCTCGGCTACGACAACAAGGACAAGTGGCAGAATGTCTTAGGCTCGCAGTTCGGGTGCGTGTATATCGACGAAATCAACACGGCGGATATTGAGTTTGTCCGCGAGATTTCAACCCGAAACGATTACCTCATGGCGACCCTGAATCCAGACGACCCGTCACTTCCCGTCTACCGCGAATTTGTCAACCGCTCTCGACCGTACAGCAAGTATGCGTGTGATGTTCCCAAGGAAATCATGGCGGAGCTTACGGAAGAACCCGTACAAGGTTGGCGGTATTGGTTCTTCACTTTCCGCGATAATCTGTCGCTTACGGCGGAGGATATCGAGCGCAAGAAAGCCGCCGCACCAAAGGGAACTAAGCTGTACAAGAATAAGATTCTAGGCTTGCGTGGGCGCGCTACGGGACTTATTTTCGACCTCCAAAAGAAGAACGTGATTACACTTACGCAGGCGCAGAAGCTTGAATATGTGCGCTTCTCGGCGGCTCTGGACACGGCGTATTCGCAGACCTCTCCCGACACGATTGCGTTTACCTTTATCGGCATTACGGCAGACAGAAAATGCGTGTGCCTTGACGAGAGAGTTTACAACAACCGCGAGCTGAAACCGCCTCTTTCGCCGTCGGATATTCCGCCCGAGTTTGAACGCTTTTTAGAGGTCAACCGTGCGGCATGGGGCTTTGCGCGCGACGTGTATATCGACAGCGCAGACCAAGCGACTATAACCGAGTGCATGAAGTACAAGCGGCTTTCGGGCAGCATTTACAACTTTATTCCGGCATTCAAGAAAACGAAAATAATTGACAGAATTCACTTGCAAGCGGCATGGCTCGCGGCAGGTGATTTTCTTATTTTCGACGGCTGTAAAAACTACATCGCGGAGCTGAATATTTACAGTTGGAAAGAGGACAAATACGAACCCGAGGACGGCAACGACCACTGCATAAATTCATGTCAGTATGCGTGGTTGCCGTACAAATCTCTGATTGGAGGAAAGGATTTTGAAGATAAGCGAAAGGGTGAAAAAGATGATAAAAAGTTGGCTTGACATTCAGCCGGCAGGCGAGCAGAGCTTTTCGCTTACCGAGAGCATGACGTTTCAGACGGAGGTTCTGCGCTCGCGGCTGTGGTATCGCGGAGATTCCGACGAGCTGTTTCAGTTTTTCCGTCAGCTTGACCGCCACGGCGCAAAGACCGCGTTCTGGGAGAGCGTGCCGCCGAATGAAAAGGTGCGCAAAATTCACAGCGGCTTGCCTGCGATAATTGCCGACACGCTCTCGTATATCGTTAAATCAGACCTCGACAAGGTTGACGTGAAATCCGATTTTTGGGAGGAAATTGCCGAGAAAATCGGATTTGAAAATCTAGTCGGAAAGGCGGTCTGCGACACGCTTGTCGACGGCGACGGAGCGTTTAAAATCTCTGTCGACACATTCGTTTCGCCTTATCCGATTGCTGAATTTATCGGCGGTGCGAACGTTGAATACGAGCAGTCGCGCGGCATTCTCACGGCGGTGGTTTTCAAGACCGTTTACACCGTGAAATCTCGGCGGTACATTCTCCGCGAGCGTTACGGCAGAGGGTTTATCGAGAGCAATCTTTTTGACGAAAACGGAAACGCTTATCCGCTTGATACCGTGCCGGAGCTTGCAGGAATTCCCGAAAGCGTGAAGTTTGACGGCGATTACATCATGGCTGTGCCGCTTAAATTTTACGACAACAAGAAATTTTCGGGACGCGGAAAATCAATCTTTTCGGGCGGCAAATCCGACTGCTTTGACGCTCTCGACGAGGTTGTTTCGCAGTGGTGGGACGCGCTCCGCATGGGCAGGGTCAAGCAGTACATTCCCGAAAGCATGATTCCGAAAAATCCGAAGGACGGCACGCCTAAAAGTCCGAACCGCTTCGGCAACAATTACATCACGACCGACTTTCCCATGCAGGAGGGTACTGCGCCGAAGATTGAAACGGTTCAGCCCGACATAAAGTATGAGGCATTCGCAAACAGCTATACTAACGCTCTTCTGATGTGTCTGCAAGGGCTTGTTTCCCCCGCAACGCTCGGAATTGACGTCGGAAAAATGTCGTCTGCGGAGGCTCAGCGCGAGAAAAAGGACGTGACGGGCAACACGCGCAACACGATTACGGCGGCTCTCGAAAAGGCTCTGCCGATTCTGATTGAAGCCGTTCTCAAAACCTACGACAATATGTGTGGACGTGCGCCTGCGGACTGCGGAGAAATTACCGTCAGCTTCGGAGAATACGGTGCACCCGATTTTGACAGCAGAGTTGAAACGGTCGGCAAGGCGAGCACCTATGGCATTATGTCGGTTGAAACTCAGGTCAACGAGCTTTGGGGCAGTTCAAAGGACGATGTGTGGAAGAAAGCGGAGGTCAAGCGGATTATGTCCGAAAAGGGGCTGATTGAGGGAGCGCCTACCGGAGCAGGTGACGAGCTTGCTTAATTACAGTGACATTGCAAAAATCTTCGAGGAAATCGAACTGCGGCTTGTTTCGTCGCTCAAACGCAACCTCTCACGGCACAAAAAATGGGAGCGTGACGAGGGCTTTGAGTGGTCGGCATGGCAGGCGGAAAAGCTTAGGAATATGGAGAATTTCCGCCGCCGGAACGCAAATATCATGGCGGAGTACACGGACGTAATCGACGGCGAAACGCGCAGACTTATGGCAGACCAGTTTGACGAGGGACAGCGGCTTGCGGAACGTTCTGCACCCGGAAACGACGGCTTTACGAGCGTTCCCGACAAGCATTTTTTCGGGGTCAACGAACAGAAAATGCAGTCGCTTATGACGGACATCACAACGCTTGAAAAGTACGTCGAGACTGCCGCTCTGCGCATGACTGACGACGTTTATCGGCAGACCGTCAACCGCGTTCAGCTCGCAATGGGTACGGGGTCAATGACCTTGGAGCAGGCGGTCGACATGGCAACACGCGACTTTCTCGACAAGGGTATCAACTGCATTGTATACGCCGACGGCAGGCGTGTGAACATTGCGGACTACGTGCGAATGGCATTGCGGACGACCTCTACCCGAGCAACCTTGCAGGGGCAGGCGAAGCGTTGGGCGGAGCTTGGCTACGACACGGTTATGACCTCGCAGTACGGAATGTGTTCAAAGACCTGCGAGCCGTGGCAGGGGCGCGTTTACATTGACGACGTTTACACGCAGTGGGACGGCGATGTCGAGGAACGGAACGGCGAGCTGTGGGGCAAATCGAACTACTGCGGCAAGTGGTTCTGTCTGCTCTCGACGGCGATATGGGGGCATTTGTTCCACCCGAACTGCCGCCACACGCTTACGCAGTACATTGACGGAGTTACCGAAATCCCCGAGCCCATTCCTGCCGAAACAATCCGAAAACAGCGCGAGTACGAGCAGAAACAGCGAGCCATGGAGCGCAAGATTCGCAAGCTGAAACGGTTCGCAGAGGGTACGCTCGACCCCGACACGGCAAAGGAGTACAGCGGTAAGCTTAAAGCGGTGCAAAAGGAACTGCGTGAGTTTATTGCAAAGACCAATGCGGACGAGGGGAAGACGGTTTTGCGGAGGGATTATTCTAGGGAGAAAGTTTATGGGAATGTAGACTTGACAAACGAAAGAAATAAGAGTATACTTAAAGAAAAGATTTCGCAAGGTGAAATTACTTTGAGTTTGAATCCCGAAAAGCAAAATCCTCATATTTACGGCTCTGATGAATATAATCCTGCTAACAATAAAAGCTATTTCAATATTTCAGCTGAAGAACTTCAAGAGATTGTCAATAACAATTATGCGAGCGGCGAGGTAAAAATAAAGCCTAACGGTCAAATTAAAGAAATAATTTCAGCTGATAAGGACATCGGGGTTGTTTTGGACGAGCAAGGCAATGTTATTATGACTTCAAACAGTTTTACCGTTCACTATTCTAAAAAGAGAACGCACGCAGTTCCTACCAAAAGGAGAAATAAAGATGAAACTTAAAGATTATGACGGTCAAAAAGTTCGTGTCGTTGACGTTTACGGAAAAACGCATATAGGCTTTGTGGATTCATACACACAGCCAAACGACAATGACGGGCAGGAAGCTATAACGCTTACAAGCGGTGTATGGCTAGACGAAAGCGATATAAAATCAATTGAAATTGTAAATTGACACGCCCCGAAATCAGCGTGTTATTTTTATACCCAAAAATCAAGAAAGGGTTGACAAATCCGAAAAAAGTGATATAATTGAGGAAAGTAAAGGTGAAACGGCGGTATCAGATGTGCATAGTATTGGGGAAATTGATATTGAAATATATAAATGCGTGACCGAGGATATTCAGACGAACGAAGTTATTATAACCGACAATCAAATCCAACATATAAAAGAGCGACACCCTAATGACTATGAAAAATATTTCGGATATGCCAAAGAAATCATCGAAAAACCCGATTATATTTTAGAAGCAAACAAGCCGAATACCGCATTTGTTTTAAAGCATATTGTTGACAACGGCAAAAATTATCAATTGATTCTAAGGCTAAAAACATCATCTGACCCAAAAGAATACAAAAATTCGGTCATAACCTTTCTCAAAGTTGAAGAAAAAAGATACAATCGTTATTTAAGAACGAAAAAAATACTTTACAAATCCGAATAAATATGATATAATAAGAGTAGGATAAGAATAGGTTGTTTGAGGTGGACAATTTCGTGGCATCCACACGCCGACGGTAACGACAGGGGAAACCCGAGAGATGCAGGAGCACGCCACGCCTGCCAAACAGCCATATGCTTTGAAAGCCGCTTTGATTCGTCAAGGCGGTTTTCTTATACCCAAAATAAATCACGAATATCAGCACCCCGACAAATCGAGGTGCTTTTATTATACAAATTTTTCAGAAAGCGAGGAAAAATCATGGACGAGGAAAAGAAGAAAAAGCCCGAAGATGAAGCCGAGGACAAGGCTGATTCCCCCGATACCGAAAAGGCAGAGGAGACAGGTCTGAGCAAATCTAAGACGGACGCTCCCGACAAGCCCGACGGAAACGGCGAATCCGACAAGCCCGACGAGAAATCCGAGGACGGCAAGGACAGTGCGGAGAACGCAGAGGTCAAGGGCGGCGAAAAGCCCGACAGTGCCGCTCCCGAACAGCCTAAGCTTTCCGCCGAGGACGAACTGAGAGCCGAAAATCTCACGCTGAAAACTCAGCTTGAAGCGATGAAAATCGGATTTGCACCCGACTGTATGGAGGACGCTGTAACGCTCGCGGAAGCTATCGTCAAGCGCGACGGTACGGACATTGCGGCGGCTTTGCAGGCGGTTGCAAAGAAGTACCCCGACTGGAAGTCCGACGGCAAGGACGGCGGCTCAAAGGGCGGCTTCAAGGTCGGTGCGGACAGTCCCAAGGAAAAGACTGCGGACAGCGACAGACTTGACAAGGCATTCGGAATTAAAAAGAAAAAGTAAGAAAGGAAGTATGAAAAATGGCAAATGTAATTAATTACACAACCAAATTCAGCAATCAGCTGAGAGAGCTTTACGGACAGGAGCTTGTGTGCGACCTGCTCTATCATTCAAACACCGATATTCAGCTTTCGGGCGGTAAGAACATCAAGATTCCCACTCTTTCGGTGTCGGGATATAAGGACCATACACGCGGCTCGCTCGGCTTTGCGGCAGGTACTTATGAGAACGATTTTGAGGACAAGACGCTCGACCACGACCGCGCTATTGAATTTGTCGTTGACCCTATGGACGTTGACGAAACCGACACGGTTCTCTCGCTTGCGAACATTCAGAGCCGCTTTGAGAAAACACAGGCTATCCCCGAGCTTGACTGCTATACGTTCTCCAAGCTTTACTCTGAAGCTGTAAGAGTAGGTTCGCAGGTCAAGACAGACGCACTCACCGTAAAGAACATTCTCTCCGACTTTGACGAGAATCTTGAAAAGCTCGAGGATATCGGCGTGCCGCTCGACAGAGTTATACTTTTCTGCACTCCTGCATATAAGAAGCTTCTCAAAAATGCAGAGGGCATTCAGCGCACACTTGACATTAAGAACGGCGGCGGTCTTGACAGACGTGTGCATACCCTTGACGACATCACCAACATAGTGACAGTACCGTCCGCGCGCTTCAAGACAGCTTACGACTTCACAGACGGTTTCAAGGCGGACAGCTCGGCAAAGGCTATCGACTATATCCTTGTTGACCCCGAAGCGCAGGTAAGCCGCGTGAAGTATGCGTACATTCACCTCTTTGCGCCCGGCTCTGATTCGAGAACAGCCGACAACTATCTCTATCAGAACCGCCGCTACAACGGCACTTTCGCTATCGACCATCTGTTCAAGGACGGCTGCATTATCCATGCGGCAGAATAAGGAGGCAGACATGAAAGCAGTTAAGGCAAACAAGGTTTACACCATTAACGAAACGCAGAAAAGCGCGTATCTTGCGCAGGGCTACGACATCACGGACGACAAGGGCGAGGTAATTGAGCGTTCGCCCTCATCTACCGTGAGCCGCGCGGAGTACGACAAGCTTTCGGCGGAGCTTGAAAAGACAAAGGCAGAGCTTGCAAAGCTAAAGGCGGAGCAGTCCGCGGATAAGAATGGGTAACGCATATCTCACTTCCGAAGAATACAGCGGCGACATTCCCGAAGAAGAGCGCGACAGCCGTCTGGAGCAGGCGAGCCGTGTAATCGACAGCCTGACATTTAATCGGATTGTGGGCGCGGGCTTTGAGAACCTCACGGAATTTCAGCAGGAAACGGTCAAGCGAGCAGTTTCAAAGCAGGCGGAATTTGCGTACTCGAACGCGGAGCTGCTCGAAAGTCCGCTGTCCTCCTACGGCATATCGGGCGTGTCAATGTCGTTCGACCGCTCAAAGGTTCTGACAATCGGCGGAGTGACGACCACAAACGAGGTTTACGGACTGCTTATGCAGACGGGACTTTGCTACCGAGGGTGCTAGCCCGCACGGGGCAATTCAGCCTCCGATGAGTTTTGCTGCATGGAGAGTTTTGTATGTCGGCTGGTTGAAATTGAGATATGGAGGGCAAATTATTATGAAATTTCCGCAGTTAGTTCCCGACAGAGTTTGTACCGTGCCTGTTGTGGTGTATCGCACGGACGGACTTAATCGTGACGGCTCGAAAAAGAAAACCGTAACGTACGAGGGCAAATGCTTTCATACGGAGAAATCAAAGCAGAAGCTCACCGCCGACAAGCAGTTAATCACGCTTACGGGCGAGGCTCTGTTTAACGGCGACATCGCGCCCGACAGTCCGAAGCTTGAGGGCTACGCGGAAATCGGCGGCAGGGAGTATGTGATTTACGGCAGCGAAAAGGCGAAAAATCCCGACGGAACGGTGAATTATACAAGAATTGAGTTAATCTGAAAAAACTTGACAAAACAAAACCCCTGTAGTATAATAAACTACAAGGGCGACTGCAAAAAACGGTAGGCGGTTTAAATCTTCCTCCACCCCGAAAGGGCAAGGGAGGTGAGTTGCATGAGTGTTCTGGAGATACTTACGTTAATCAATGTAGTAATCAACATAATCAACCTTGCTAACAATAGCAAAAAGAAATAACCGCCCCACAACCACTTGGACGGTTATTTCAAAATAATCAACCATGGAGGTAAACCGCTTACAGCAGTCGTCCTCTTTTATTTATATTATACCACATAATTTTGTTTTGTC